TAACCTGTTTTGCCAGCAGGTATTGTATAGAGTGCCAAATTTGTTTGTCCTTGACCATATACTGTACCTGTTCCAATTGTTGCAATTTTTGCCAATACTGTACCGCCACCACTAGAACCTGTTGATATAATTAAATCACCTTTATTAGTTTGTAATGAACCTGCTGAAGCAACAAAGGCTCTAAAAACTCTTAAAAATGATTTAGTTGAAACTGCACCATCTACTGTAAGTGTTTCTTCAATTGCATTATAGTTGGCGTCTAATCCTTGGACTGTGACTGTACGAGCACCTGTTCCAGCAGCACCATCTTGTGCGTCAGCACCATATACATAAATTGTTGAGGCAACTGTCAAGTAAGTGTAAACTCCGCCTTGTTCCCATATTGTTTCTGGAATACCACCTACACTTGGATTTCTACCAAATTTATGAATAACAGTAGTGCCTCTTATAAGACCTCTTGCTATGTTAATATTTTGTTCTGTTAAATATCCTACTGCCATTAGTTCCAACCTTTCGGCATAGTAAAGTTCGCTCTACTAAATTCCATTCTATCTACTAACTTCACAGCGCCAGCAACTCTATCTACAGCAACAAATCCTTCTGGCGCTGTCACTCTATAACCATTTGAAGTTTTTAGAAAGTGACCTATACTTTGTATTTCACTCATCTTACTTACTAAAAAGTTTTTAGCGTTTTGTAAAGTCACGTGTGAAGCAATTGCAAAGTATAATGCATTTCTATTTCTATCTATAAATGTAATATTCTTTTTTAAAATATCTTTAAATTTTTGTTTTCCAGTATCTGTCTTTCTACTATCTATCTCTGCTTGTAAAACATTTACATAGTAATCTCTAAACATATCAACTAAATTTTTTACTTTCGCCATATGACCTTGTGTATTTCTTATATAGTAATTAAAAAATGTTTTTAATCTAAAACCTACTGATAACATATCTGAAGATGATTTACTCATTTCATCTAATATTGGTCCAGCTTTTGATAATGAACCCTCTGCCATTCTTAACTTCGCATTAAATTCTATAAGTTCACTTTTAGTTAACTTTGCAGAACCAGATACATCTTTATAACCAGCACTTGCTAAAAATACGTTTCTTGCTGATCCTCTAACTGTACCAAACCCTGCTGTCATACTATCTAAAGTTTTACCTGTATATTTTGTATGAAAGACTATTCCCATTCTGGCATTTGATATTCTTTTACCAATATCACTATCTACTGGAACCGCATATGTAATTGTATTTGGAGTAAATGAAATCATACTCTCACCATCTATATTAATATTCTTTAGATCAGATTGAGTAAATAAAAAGTCACCTTGTAATACATCTTTAATACCTAAACGACTTAATTCTCTTAATGCAATAGATAGTTTTTCTGCCAAATCACCAGAGTGATTTTTTCTTATATCGCCTGTTGTGTAATTGATTTTTGGATTTTTATTAAATACTGCTTTTGTACCTACAAAAAATTTACCATTTTCTGGATTGATACCACAGATGATCGCTGGTGCGCCATCCCATTTAACAGTCATATTGACTTTAGCTCGTGAGGAACCAGCGAGCATATCTCTTACAGATTTTAAAAAATTAATAGCATTTACTCCACCTTCTGATCCACGATTTATTATATCGTCCTCTAAGTGTTCTAAATGTACATTTCTATCTTTTGTGATAAATCCCTTAAAACTAAACATTTCTCTCTCATTTGTTCCATAAACGAATACACTTTTTCCATATAAACCAATTGATTATATTTATATAATATACTATTTATGAGGGATTGTCAAGGTTAAAATTATTAAAAAAATCTATAATTTTTCGAGTATTTCCTATTATTATTCTATCTTTGTGTGATTTGATATTATCATTTAACATAGGTAAATGCTTTTCACCACTTTCACCATCTATTTGAATAAAAAATAATGCATTATCTTTATGTTTTTCACAATATAATTTTGCTTGTTCTAAATACATAAACGCTTCTGTTGCTTGTTGCGTTTGAATAGAACCTCCCACTTTTGAATATTTTAAAAATCCCCAAGCAATAGTTTCGTAGTTTGGTGAACGTATAGAAACATCTATACTTCTTGCTTCACCTACTCCAGAGGTATCAGATTTTATATCACCATTTCTTAAAGTATATTTTCCACTAGGTAAATTAATAACTTCAAAATTTTTAATATATTTTTTTAGTGTTTCATATTGTACTATTTCGTCAATAGCTTGTCTTGTAGAATTTCTACACAAAGAAATCTGTATTGATTTTGGACATTTTAAATAATCTTCTGCTAGTTGTTGTACTTCTTTAAATGATATATTATTTTCATCATTTAATCCGTGAAACTCGTAATTAACTTTTAGTCTATTTCTTATAGCTTTAATTACATTTTTAATTTCATTATCTTTTATATTTTCATCTTTTAATTGTACTATTGTTTTCCATTTTTCAATGTCTTCTTTTAAATTAGATTCATTTGTTGCTCTACGAGATGCCTCAATATTAATTTTTCCGTTTGTTCCTTCAATGATTATTTGTTTTGACATTAAATAGTAATATATAAAAATTTAGGTATTCCACCTTCTAATTTCCATACTTTATGCTTATTTTGAAATTTAACTATTTTATGAGCGTCTTCTTCAAAAAAGAATTCTGCTATTACATTTTTTTTTGGATACTCTAAAACTTGCCAGATTATATCACCGTTCTTTTTTGCCATTCGTTTACGATAATGTAAATCTTTTTCACTATGATTACCTGGTCTTTGATCGCCTCTATGAAATTTAACTTTTTGTTTTTTTGGCATTATTTTATTTTTAAATCAAAAGAAATTACTCTTTTTGGTGTATCAGAAAAATTAGGATTACTAAAATGATTAACAAAACTAGGAACAATAATAATATCACCCTCTTTAGGACTATAACTAAATAAAGTTGATTTATCATTTTTTATATTATTCCACGGTTGTAAAAATTCTGTAGTAGGTCCATCATCAGGATACTCTAAATATAAAATACCATAATAACCTAAAGTTCCGTGATTATGGATTGATTGATAATCGTTTTTTTCATAAAGAACTGACCATACTTCTTTTACAATAATATCATTTTTTATTTTATTTGAAAAATGCTCTAGTTCCTCTTTTAATTCTTCTACAAATATTTGTTTTAAATTTTCTCTATTTAAATGTTTATTTGTTTTAAAATTTTGAATACCTGATTTTTCTTCAGGATAACCTTTTAAAATAGATAATAAGTTTTGTTTTTTCTTTTTAAAATAAAGTGTAGGTAAAGTATAATATGGTATATTAAATAATGTTTTTTCTATCATTTTTTTATTCCTTTCGTTTTTTTCTATAATTTAAAATCAGAAAACTTATCATAAGCCTGTTCAGGTGTGGGATAATCTTCTTTTTCTTTTGTTTGGTTGCTATCTACTATATTTTGTGCTGTATTTTCAACATCATATAATCTCATTTTACTTCTATCTATACCTACAATAAAAGAACGATTCACCGATGGGTCATTATATCTATTCTTTAACTGTTTTACTTTCATTTGCCCTAAAGCTTCTAATTCTTCATTAGACATTAGAGCAAACATAAAGTCGGCTGTTGCTGGTAAACCAAAACTTTCAGATGTATCTTCAAGTCCAATATCTGTACTTACATAACCAGTTCTAGTTGTTTGTGTCGCACTAAAGATTGGTACATCAAACTCAACAGCAAGACCTCTTAATTCTTCAGCGATTGCTTTGATGTAAAAGTATGATGATATATTACCACCTTTAAATCTACTTGACGCACATATGTTTAGATAATCAATAAAGATAACTTGTGGTCTAAATGATTTCTTTAATGCCAATTCATTAAGTAAACTTCTAAAGTGACCACTGTGTGCTGACGCAGTAGGATATTCTTTGATGATTAATTTACCTTTTGTTTTACCTTCTAATTTGTTTAACTTATTATCATATAATTCTTTTGGCATTGCGTGTAAATCATCAATTGTCACATCAAATAAATTTGCATCTATTCTTTCTGCAATTCTTTCTTCTGCCATTTCTAAAGTTATATAAAGTACATTTAAACCTTGTGTTAAAAAACTTGAAGCAACGTGACACATAAACAAAGACTTACCAACACCTGTACCTGCAAGAGCGATGTTTAATGTTTTACTTGGAACACCTCCTTTTGTAATTCTATTAAAGAAATTTAAATCAAATGGATAACGTTTTTCTTTTGTATGGTACCAATCAAATCGTGCTTGTGCATCACCAATATAATCGTGCCCGATATGATTATCAAAACTAACGGCCAAAGCATCAGCAAGAATACTTGGTATCGCTTCTGGTGTTCTTTTTTTATCTTTGTTATCTAATATCTTAATACCATCAAGTACAGCGTTGTGTACTGCTCTATCTTTACAAAATTTTTCTGTTGTATCTAACAACCATTGTAAATCGGTTTCTTCATATGATATACTATTAACTAACTCTTTTATACCCTTATATTCTTCTTCGTTAATATCTTTTCGATTATTAAGTTCAATTAAGATTGCTTCTTTAGTAGGTAAGTTTTTATATTTTAAAACAAATTTTTCTACTTCAACATACAATTCTCTTTCATCTTTTTTAGAAAAATAATGTGGTTTTATAAAAGGTAAAACCTTTCTTGTATAATCTTCATTATAAAAAAGATTTGTTAATATCGTACTTTCAATTCGATCAGACATAATGTAAATAACTTCCTATAATATATTTTGGTTCTTTCAATGGTTTATGCGCCGTATGTTTATGTGTCCATAATGGAGGAAACATTAATAACTTTCCTTGTTCTGGTTTAACATTTATATCATATTCTGAGAAAGATGTCAACCCTCCTTCATTATCATTTAGATATAAAAAGAAGACTAAAAATCTTTTAGCACTAGCGTAATCCATAACATCAACGTGTTCTTTAAATTCATCTCTATCATTGACTTCGTATTTTTTAAATCTTATTTGTTCCCAACCATATTTTTCTGGCCAGTTATTTGTGATATTAAATTCTTTTGCATATTTTTCTATGTAAGGATTTAAAGAAGTATATAATATTTTAACATACTCTTGCCAATCTTCGTGTAAATTAATATTGATTTCTGTAAATGATCTATGATTTTCTAATTCAGTTTTTTGCCATTGTAATTTACTATCTTCAAACTTGTCAATTAAATGTTGACAATTTTCTTTTGTCAATACATTATCATATGTTTTTATAAAGTTAACCATTAAATTCTACTTTACCCTCTTTTAACTGTTGTTCAACAATTTCTATTAGAATATCACCAATGTAATTTTTGAAGTC